TGCCTTTAATTGAAGGATCTAACTTATCTGCAGCCGAAAGAAATGTTCTTTGCCGTACCACTCGTCTGCCTGGTAGACAAATTCTTACTACAGATCGCAACATCGGGCTTATGAACCAAAAGATCGGTGTGGGATATGCAGTAGATGATATTACTATGTCTTTCCACGTATTAAACGATTACAAAACCCGTGATTATTTTGATAGATGGCAAAATTTAATTGTAGATCAAAATACTCATCAAATCCGATATGCCGACCAATATAAAAAGAATATAAAGATATACCAATTACAAAAAGGTAAAGCTTTTGATTTGGGTAACTTAGAATTTGGCATATTTGGAATTAATATCAATTTAGATTTTGACGTCCGTACATCCTCAAAAATAATATACGGAGTTGAATTAGAAGGGGCTTTCCCTATAACAGTGAATGGAATTGATCTTGCAGATGCATCTACTGGTCAAACGGTTGAGGTTTCTGTAAATCTGTCATATAAAAATTGGAAACGAATTAGATAACAATGGAGTTATATCATGGCTTTGCCAAGAATTAATGAATCGCCGAAATATAAAGTAAAAATCCCTTCGACCGGTAAAGAAGTATTTTTTAGACCATTTTATGTAAAAGAACAAAAAGTTCTTTTGATGGCAATGGAATCGCAAGAGCAAGACCTTATCCTAAAAGCTATGGTGGATACAATTGTTTCTTGTGTTGAAAGTCCTATTAACCCAAGTGAGCTTTCGACATTTGATGTTGAATATATGTTTACTAAAATCCGTGGTAAGTCAGTAGGTGAAACTACAACCATTTTTTTAGAATGCAGTGAGTGCTCCAACAGAAACGAAATTGTTTTGAATCTGGAAGAAATCCAAATGGATGTACCAAAAGCACTTCCTGAAATTCAGTTGAATGATAAGTTTACATTAAAAGTAAGATATCCAAGATATACCGGTATGTTGGAAACTTTTTCAAGTAAGAAAAATCTTACCTTTACTGATCTAATGTTTAATATGGCGTTAGGTAGTTTAGACAAGCTACTAACTGAAGATGAAGTAATTTCATTTGATGAAGAAACATTGGAAGAAAAAATTCTTTTTTTAGATAATTTAAATAACGAACAGTTTAGTAAAATTGTAGAATTTGTACAAAGCTTGCCGAAGTTAGAACATGATATTGAATTTGATTGTGAATCCTGTAACCACCACAACAAACAGACATTGAGTGGTATCCAGGATTTTTTCTAATTAATCTCTCTCATGAAACACTGGTGAACTATTATCAAACAAACTATCAACTAATGGAAAACCACAATTATTCATTAGTTGATATAGAAATGATGATACCTTGGGAGAGAGAAATATACGTGACTATGTTAATTGAAGATATGAAGCAACGTGAAGAGGCGCGAAGAGGCAGATCGTAAGTAAGTCAAGGATAAAAATATATGACTATTACCTTAGCAGAGATTAATGTTACTCTCGGTGAAATGAGAGATGAACAAAAAGAAACTACCGAAGCAGTAAAATCTCTTACTGATAAAATCTCTGCGCAAATGGAAGCCTCGGAGCTTGCTCGACTTAGCGCTTTAAATGATAAGAATAAAGTACGAGGTAGTTCTGGCCAAGCTGTACCACCTACACCTGGCCCAAGCAATAACAATCAATCTCCGGGATTATTGGGTTCGCCATTCGCTGGATTAGGCGCTGGTATGGCTTTAGCAGGTGGAGGTATGTTAAAAGGCGCAGCTGGATTAACCGCTATGGGATTAGCTATTCCAGCATTTTTTGGCGGACTACTTGCAGGCAGCGAAGGATTAAGTTGGTTACAAGATGTTGCAGGCATGGACTATGATGGTCTAAAAAAAGCCGCCCTTGGTTTCTCCGATATTATTCTAGACATGGATCCTATGGCCTTTACTGTTCTTGCCGGGATTATGGGTATCTCTTCTGTCGGTGGTAAAAAAGCTGCAGTTGGTGTCGGATTTATGGGTCTTGCGATCTCGGGATTTTTAGCTGGGCTTTTAGCAGGTAGTACAGCATTAGGCGTAGCTGAATGGATGGGTGCAGACTTAAATTTCGGTGCTTTGAAAAAAACTATGGCTGGCTTTGGCGAAATGATCTTAAGCCTAGAAAAAGGGCCATTAATTGTATTAGCTGGCTTACTTGGCACAGGGGCTATTTTAGGACTAGCGTCCAAAAATCCTCTTGATGCGGCTAAAGGTATGGCAGGTCTTGCTGCTGGTATAATCGGATTCCTTGGTGGATTGGTTATTGGTAATGATATTCTTAGTTTTGGGAAAATTCTAGGAGCCGATTTAAACCTTTCAGCATTAGGTAAAACCCTTAGCGGATTCTCTCAAGCAGTAGGACAACTTACACCGGAAGCTGGAATAGCTCTTGCTGGAATTATGGGAGCAGCAGTTGGTTTAGCAAAATTTGGGGCTGACACCAAAACAGCTAAAGATACCGTAGCAATGATGACTGGCCTTGGTGCTGGTATATCAGGGCTTATGATTGGTTTAACAGTTGGTGACGTTGCTATTTCATGGCTTGATAAAATTAAAGCTGTTAATAGCGCTGGACTAGTCGGCGCCTTTAAAATGTTTAATGATTCAATTGGTGCATTAAATAACGAAAATTCTCTAACTGCTCTCGCGGCTATACTCGGCGCCGGCGGCGCAATTGGTGCTGTCGTTGGTGCTATTAATCCAGCAGCAGCTGCTGGAGCTGGTATGGGCATTTTTGCTATTATGACCGGCATTGGTGCTGGTATTGCAGGTCTTATGGTTGGTCTTGCAACTGGAGACTTTATCACAAGTCACCTCCAATCGATTAAAGGTGATGGACCCGGCATTACAGGGGTCTTTAAGACATTCAATGACTCAATTCTTGCTATTACTCCTGAAGCAATTGAAAGAATTAAAAAGCTTATGGAACTCGGGGGTAAGAATATTGCCGGTGCTCTTACTGGATTGTCAGCTGGTATAGTCGCATTTTTAGGTGCTGAAGGATTAGTTGGTTTAACCGATAAACTAAGTAAGGCTGTTTTTGGTACTATCGATAGTATTTTTGGAACAAGTTTAAATAAAGATAAACCTGGTATCGTTGAACAGATGATCGAAGGTCTTAAGCCATTAGACAATTTTGATATTAGTAAAATCGATGAATTTTCTAATGCCATTAATGGGTTAAGCGCATCTTTTAACAATTTATCAGATATTAAAATCGATAATTCTACTAGTAATATTAGCAAGATTGTACAAGATATTGCTGGTGTTTTAGATATGTGGCCTAATTTGATAAATGGCGGAACATGGGAGAATAAAAATTCTAGCAAGTGGTTTGGTCTAGACGATGTTTATTTCGGTCCTGGTATCAAAGGTATTAAAGAAGGCGATGTACAACTAGTTAGTGATGGTATAAATTACATTAAAAATGCTTTGAACGGTACAGCTCTAATTGAAGCAAAACCGGCTGCAGCAGATGGTGCTGCCTTCCAATTAGATGAAATCCAAGTTCAAGCACCGCGTGATGTTTCAATTGTAAAAATATCTCAAGAAGTTTTAAACGATTTAACGGTAGCACTTATGCAAAGTGACTACCAAGAAAGAACGGCTGCTGTCCAACCTGTTAATATTGTTGGTGGTGATACTACAAATATCGGTGGTGATAGCACTACATTCGTTCAGCCGATGCCACCGAGTATAGATCTTGAAGATGGTGGCTTAGCATCCGGTCAACGTCGATCAGGACCATTCTAAAAAAAGAGGCGACCGAAGCCGCCTCTTTTAAGCTTGCTGAACTTGTCAGCAAGATCGTCAACCGTTTGCAAGACGAGCGAAGTAGCTCATCGTATCCTCTTCGGCCTCAGATGTAGTATCATCATTCGATACCATCTCTTCGATGCTCTGAGGCGGAGCTTCACGCATAACCGGAGCAGGTGACTGTGCACCCAGCGAAATGCTGTCTTGTACATTCATTACTGGTTCTTGTCCCAGTACTTCGTTCAGCTTACGCTCAAGCTCTGCATAGCTCTTATAGAACTTTGGATCGGTAAATTCACCCAAATTGTGCATTGAGTTATATACACCTTCAAGCTTCGTTTCATCACCATCGAACAGTTCAGTTGGCGAATCGAACTCCGACTTATCGTAGTTGACCCAACCATCGACTTTACGAATCTTAATCTTGAAGTTAGCACCTTCCCAGAAGTCGAATGGATTCATAGGAGTCTCGTCAGCGTACTGCGGCTGCATTGCATCCATGATCTTATCAAAGATCTTTTTACCAAACTGATACATGAAGACTTTGCCTTCGTTATCAGGATTGGCCGGATCAGACACAACCAGTACGTTTGCTACGTGATGCAGACGACGCTTCTGATCACGTGCTTGCTTACGAGTCGGTGACTTATCATCATCGGACATATTCCAAAGTTTGCTGTTCAGCTTACCAACTGGATCTTCTTGACCAATCGATGTAAGCGAACGTTCGATATACCATTTACCTGTAGGTCCCTTAAATCCATGATCCCAGTAGCGTACCCACGGAAGATCTTGACCTTCTGCTGCTGGTAGGAAGCGCACGACTGCGTAACCATTACCAGCCTTATCGACTGTTGGCTTCCACATGCGTTCATCTTTGTAGTTGGATTTTTCACCGCCTCCGGTAGCTTCTGCTGCAGCTACGAGTTTATCGATGGAGTTACGGTTGCGCTTTAGATTTGCAAATGACATTGTATGTTCCTTATATTGCGTTGTATAGACTGAAGTATTTTAACATATATTTGTACTGACGTACATCTTATATATGCATCAATCGAAGAAAAGTTCATTGCTCCGTGGGATTAAATTTAAGCGCATGGCTTCACCTTCGATCTTCTCCTGGATAGGAGCAGAGACGAACTTACGTACGTCTTCTGGATCGATGCCATGATCTTCACAGATCATAAGCACCGCTTCCATATAGCTCATTTTTTTATCCAGTACGTTCTTCTCGACAAGCTTCGAGAATTCCGATTTCGTTAAAAATTTATCACTCATTTATCTAGTGCCCTTAACAAGATAGTGTCCTTGTTGATACGACCATTCACGCCAGTGATAGTCTTGGTTGTCAATGTATCCCAGAACTTGTTGATCGCTGCTGGTGTCTTAGTAAGGAAGGTGCTTAGCTGCTCTTCAGGCTTACGTAGACGGATCGCACGCGAGCGCTCGGGATCGATTCCATATATTGTACTACCACGAACTTCGAAGCCCTTAGGCGACTGTGTGACGTACTCTGTGATTATACGCTCTTTTACGTGGAATGTATACACCCGTGTTGCACCAACAATCGATGTTGGATTAATCGATGTAAGCTTGTGCTCAGGGGATTCTTTTGCGTAGTTCAGCTTGGTGACTTGCTTGTCTGCAGTCTTGACCTTCGGCTTCGAAGGTGCACGCTTTGCCTTCTTCGACAGCACATAACGTTCTGCATCATCAACAATCAATTGAACCAGCTTGAGGTAACGCTTACGCTGTGGCACAGACATGTGGCTGTAACCTTCGACAAGATCTTCGGTCTTATCGTTGATCAGCTCTTCAAGCTCTTGCTTTAGTGGGATATAGTAGTCCATGACGTGCTTCGCCGAGAACGAGTTCAGATCAGCTTTGATCATCTCGTTGTACACCGAATATTCTTCGATGTCCTGATACACACCCTTATGGAAATCATCGAGCACGTCTTCGACTTCGGCAATAAAGTCAGACGTACGCTCCTTTACGATGTCCATAGGCGACCGTACAGGCTTGGTTGGGGTATCACTGTCGTCTTGGTCTTGAAGCTTTCTTAGAGCAGCCTCACGCACGTTCTCGATGTACATACGAGCTGCTTTATCACCATCGTACTTGTCTGGCCATTTCATGCCAAGATTCTTCCACTGGATGCCAGCAGCTGGACCATAGTGTGACGTGTACATGTACTCGGGAGCGGAAAGCAGAAGCTTACGCTCTTCACCACTGAAGTTGTCGCGGATGTATGTCTTCAGGACGATGGCAACGTCCTTACGATCGAGGTCCAATCGAAAGTAATCTTGGAATGCGTGGAACGACTTGGTAGGCGCAGCTGCGATACCAGTACGTGGTTTACGAGGAAGGGGTGCGGCTTTTTTACGCCGCATGGTTTTACGTGCTACCATGATATATCTCCATAATGTAAAAGCATTGTACCACAGTTAGAAACAGGTGTAAACCCTTATTCTTCCTCGGTAGGAAGCTTTTCATTCAATTTGATAAGCTCGAGCTCGCCGTCAGAGTTATGGAATGACTTGACGAAGCCTTCTTGTGCAAGATAAGTGATAGTATTGGCAATGATCTCTTCGTCATTACGGCGTGCCCAGTAATAACCAATCATCGCTGCACAAAGTGATGCAGCGCCGATCATAATCCAGTTTAGAGTAATTGGGTCGATGTACATCCGCGTCTCCTTACTGTTTTAGTTATTTATCGTTATCGTAATCTTGCTCGTAGATATAAACCGGACCAGGCTTATCCTCTTTTTTACGAAACAAACTGTTCCATTTGAGGATAAGCATATATTTCATATAAGTGAACCAATTCATGAGAATGAAATCACGCTATCTACGCGGAACGAACGCCATGCTTGTTTGTTTACGTCCCACACAGGAACAACCTCTTCGTTAATCGAACGCACTTTCTTTTGCGAAAGTAGATCAGTTTTCGAAGCTGCTGGAATAGCATCTTCGCGTAGCGTGCACATCATGTCACGCTCTTCCCCATTGGTTTTCTTAAAGATTACACGGCAGTCACGCTGTTGCAGTTCCTGCATTATAAAGTTACGGTCATATGTCATATTAGTCCCAATCATTGTCGAAGCGAGTAGTTT